AAATGTTTGTTTTCATACAGTGCATCAATTGTTTCTCGATCAACAGATTTGTCCATCCAGACATCAACTTCATAAACAATTTCTTCCGGGAACTCAATTGCTTTTACTTTATCAATAAACTGATCCAGCTTATTTTCAGGGATTGCAATACCAAAAGCATTTGCGTGACCTTGAGCAAACGTAACAAGTTTTGTTTCATTAGCCCAATCTTTTAATGATGGAAGAATTTTATCCCATCCACGACCAGATCCTAAATAATGAGGTTCTCCATTGTATTCATCTTTAATTAGAACAAAGGCGGGTTTTTGATATTTTTGTGCCAATTTATTGGCGACTAATCCGGTTACTGATCCTTCTTTCATTCTTTCAGTAAAACCGATTACCAATCCCAAATTCATTAATCGATCGCCTGACATCGCCGTCATAATTTTTTTGACCGCCGAGTTTTGACGCGTTTTTACTTTTTGGCAGAGATCAGCAATATGAGCATATGGTGTGGTGGTTTCATCAACCATATTAAATTTGCCTGTTTGCTTATCTTTTCGCTTTTTGGTAACGATCATGGTTTCTGGCAGATTAATGTCATTCAAGGCAATGAACAATGTTTCCTTTTCTGACATCTTACCAACACGAGCCACCGCGTTAATTAGCGGAATAATTGAAAACGAAAGATCAATTGGGGCAATATTTTCAACAGATCCGAATTGCGACGTCAACACCTCAGTTAAAAATTTGTTTTTAATGTTTGCCAATCCAGTAAAAACAATATTTCGAATTTCAGGATCTGAAATATCAGAAGCATCTCCAACTTGTCCAACGGCCGCGAGATCCTCTAAGCCTTTAGAATAATCATGACCATATGTTTCATCGTATGCTTGACAAAAACGTAAAACCATGCCAGCTCCAACTAATTTTGGGTTTGCATTAATATTTCCATTATTCTGATTATTCAAAATAACACCGCTCGCTGTTACTTTGCCATCTTCAATTTCATGGTGATCGATAACAAGAACACGAATCTTATGTGTTTTTTCAAGTTTTTCAATTGCACCAATATCATTTGATCCAGCATCGGGGACAATCAACAAACCGGGATTTGATTTAACCACTTGGCTAATAATCTTATCAGTTAATCCGTGGGTTTTTGCATCATGGAAATAATAATCAATTTCAATGTCAGGATCTAACCGTTTTAAATATTGGTACATAATACTTGCGGAAGTATATCCATCTGCATCGGGGTCAACTACAATACCAATTTTAAATTTGTTTGCAATGGATCCTACCAGTCGCCGAATACCGTCCATTACATTTCTTACTTCCCAAAAGTTTAAATCCTTTGAATCGTTTGGATTTAAGAATTGCTCCATATCTTGAATATCTCTTGTCTCCAAAACTTTTTGAACAACGTTGTATTGATTTGATACTGTTCTTTCTTTCAGTACAAATTTACCCATTTAATTTGATCTCCTTATTTGCCTACCGCAATTTTATTTTTCCAAAGCTTTTCAAATATTTCAATGCCTTTATCTGTTGGTGAGTCTTTAAGCTCTAAATCATTTTCAATGTCCCACAAAATGAAAACATTAAAATATGATGACAGACGATCAATAAAGACTTTTTCAATTTTCTCCGCGTAAAACTTTTCTCGCGGTGAACCAATCTCATCAAATTCTTTATCTGTACCAATCACAATATTTTCAATACCAAGCGAAACCAAAATTCTGATCTGGGTATCTGTAATCGAACTACCTGATAATGCTGTTCCAATTGACATATTGGGTTTAAATGAAGCCAACTGTAAAACCGATTTCTCAGATTCAAACAGTGCAAGAGTTTTATACCTCTTAATATGATCTAAATTTTTATTTAAACCATATAAGGCACCCCCTGTAGGGTGTTTAAGGATCTTGTTTTTATAGAAAACAGGCATATACTTTCTTCCCTCTTCTACATCTTCTTCATTTAGATTCCGCGCGCGAACACCGATCAAATTATTATCAATATCAAAATGCGGAATTATAATTTGATTACTCATAATTGAAAATTTAATTTCGAAATCCTTCATTACGTTAGTTGAGATTCCTTCTTTGATCCAATCCATATGAGGATAATCATAATATGAATTTAAAATGCTTTTATCCAGTGGATTAATTGTGATTATTTCTTCTTTGTTTTCAAACTTTTTAAAAAAGGACATATCAATTTCATCTTCTTCGTTTGATCCAAAACCAATTTTAAAACCGGAATTAATATTGAATTTATCACAAATATAATGAAATGCTTGTCCAAATTTCATATGCTTGGCTCTTTCAATTAATCCAAATACGTTGAATGAGCAGGAACATTCGCTAAAGCAGTGGAATCTTTTTGATTCGGCGTAATAGACCAACTTGTGTTTTCCAGTATGTGCTGGATTATGGCAGACAGATCTAGAAAATAAATCATCTCCTTGTTCATATGGTTCTCCACCAAGATCATCAAGTAATGATTTAATATCTATAATTGAAAGGGTGTCGATTACTTGATTTGCATTCATGCTATCACCTTTCCTTATTTCTTATTACTTATATATTATACTTACTTTTCAGAAAATAGAAAAAAACAGGGATAAAAAATATCCCCGTTTAGAAAATTAACTCTTCTGGTGCATCTTCTTTATAAGCTGATACCGATTCAGATAATGAATCTAAAATTACAGGGACTTCTCTTTCAACTTCAACCCCATGATCCAAATCTTCTGGTTGTAATTCTGGCGGCTCTGTCTGAAGCTCATCATCAAAATTAATAATTGTCTGTTTAATTTTGTCTTGCAAAATAAAGTCAAGATCCGTTACAAATAATACTTCCTCACGAAGTGTACCTAAATTCATATGAGTCCAAATAATAATATTATCTCGACCACCACGGTTTTTGTAAACCCAATGAGAAAAGTTTGGTGTTTTGAAAAATCCACCTTCAAGGATATGCTTCAGTTCTTTTCGGTCATCATCCCGAACTTTAAACGAGATCAATCCAAAATCAACCTTATCGGCAGTAGCTGATCCGCCACGCAAACTTGACGTATCACGGTTTTCCTTGTCTTTTGAGCTACGGTTTAACTGTGTTGAAGTTGTGATATACACATTATATTTATTGGCTAGGATTTTAAGAGCCGCCGAAAATTGCACTAAAATCTGATCTTCCCGAAGATTTGATCCAAATGCTGTTTGCATTGTACGAGAAAGTTTTGGCGTCATTTGAATATAGTCAAACGCAACCAGCTTAACTCCGTTCTCAATAATATGCTTTTCGATCAACATTTCAATATCAGCAATAGAAAAATCGTCAATGTATTCCGCGTAAAGAGGTGCTCGACCTAATACCTCAATGCCCATTTCTAATCTTTCACGAGTTTTCCGATCGTAAAAACCATCTTTAATAACTTCTTCATCAATACCTGTAATAAATGCAAGCATTGTTGTTTGAAGCTCTTCTTTTTCTAGCTCAGTTGAGATAAAAAGTGTTGGCTCTGCATTTCCGTTGAAAGTCCAACCGCGGTCATATTCATAGATCATATCACAAGAAGCATTACAAATATCCATGATTGATTGCCGAGATTTACCTCCACCTGTGCCAGCCGAACGAAGCATTAATTTTTTGCCTCGCATTCCGCGGAAAACAGTATTGTAATAACTATTACGGAAAGGATAACCAAACTCTGGTTGCTCTTGCAGTTTATCCAGTAATGATCCAAGATCATCACCAGCACGGAATGAAACTGATTCTCTGCCCACTTGCCAAGAATCACGGATTTTCATCATTTTTAAAGTGTAATGCTCGATAATATCCTGGGTGCTCATTTTATCAATTACTTCAACACCCTGCTGAATGACACTAAGATCCTGATTGTTGTAATCACAAAGATCAGACACATCAATTCCACTTTCAAGATACATCCGAAGCAAACTGAATTTTTTTAGCCGATCATAATTTGATCGGAATGTTTTTGTGTTTGTGTTTTCAATACATTTTCTGACATACTCCAAGCCATTACCTTTTTCCCACTTTTTATAAAGGCTTGGATATGGCGCCAAATAATTATCAATATCAACCTCAGTAATCTTTGTTGTTTCTGATGAAGAGTATACCAGGTTGTTGATTGCATTGAAAATGATCTGATGAAATTCTTGTGCAAAATCCCGATCGCTTAAATCAACTTCGGGGCTACGAAGCTGTTGTGGGTTAATACAAAGATTACCAATAACTGAAAAAACTGATCGCTTTTGATTTAAAGCTGACGGTGTTTCGATTTTACTGCTCATTTAGGCGGGCCTCCATATTTTCCATGTTCACAATTTTTTTATTGCGAAGGTCATTTTGTGTATTGTTTATTGCCGGTCTTTTCATGGTCACAACTTTTGTTTCACTTTTTTGCAAAGTTGTTTCTGACCGTCTGCGGATCAGATCTTTATAATAATCAATCATTTCATCATAAATATATGGCACCAAAGCAAGACCAGCGCTAGAATACATTGTTTTTTTCTGGATCCGAATAATATAGTCAATTGTCAATCGGATATTTTTGTACGAATACTTGCGCTCTTCATGGAAGGTTTTGATTTGACGAAGCATCAATCCTGTTGGATAAGTTATATTAAATGTTTCTTGAATGAAAGCATAAAGTTCTTTCCGATCATGTTCGTTTTTTTCTTTTTTGGAAGCACAAGCAAAACAGTAATTCTTACCGCCGATTTGTTCCATTTTACTTTTTGGGTGCTTCTGATTACAATATCCATAACATTTTAGTAATCGTTCTGCCAATTAAATCTACCCCTTTCATACATATATATTATACTTAAATTTTTCAATTAGTAAAGAAAAAACCTCCGAAGAGGTTTATAAATCTCTTAAAATTTCAAGATAGGTCTCCTTACGAAGACGAAGCCGCTCTTTTAAGACCATATTTTTTTCGTGTTTAAGATCAACGTTGACCTCTTCAATTTTCTGTCTAAGCTTTCTTTCAACATTTGTTTCTGATTTTAGCGGTGAATCCCAGTTAATGGCCACCAAATTTAATTCCAAATCTAGTTGGGCAATTGCAAAAGAATTATGAGCTTCAAACTGCTCGGTAAGTTTTAGTAATTTTTCTTTTAGCTTAAAATGTTCTACTTCCGAATTTTCAAACTGTTGGGCTTTTGATAGATCGACTGTTGTTGTAAAAGTGACATGACCAAGCGGATCCATGTTAATTTGTTTTACAAAATGGGGCTTTGATGAAGTTGCGGAATAAAACAATACAATAAACTGATTTCGTTTTTCAAATTGTTCTTTTACTTTTAGAAACCCGGTTAATACTTGGGCTGTTTTTTCAACATGACTCATTCAGAAAAACCTCCAAAATAAATATAGTTTCGAATAGCATCTGTGGCAACCGCAATCCCAATAATGAAGAACATAAGATCAATCTCGTTTACATTTAAACCTAATCCTCGTAAAAAATCAATCATTAAAAATGATCCGACATAAGCAGTAAGCGTAAACAAAACCAATACAAATATAAATTTAATTAAGACCGCCAATATTTTTTTAATAGTTTCCATAATATTACCTCCAATTTTATTAAACAGGTTTACCGTCTTTCCATACAATTTCAAATTCAGATTCATTCATTGGCGTTCCGCCACCACCATATTTTGATCCATAAGATTCATAGCAATCTTTTTGTTCTTGTACTTCACTAGCATTTTGAAGCCAAGTATAACTAGTACCGGTGCGAGGATTTTCTCTTACTCTATAATATAGGCCCTCTCTAATGTGTTCATAATTGCTAGTTGCTTTTACATAAGTGTCAGATTTTGATCCGCCAAGATGAACAAGTTTTTGCCAAAGTCCATTTTCAGGTGATTTTAGCTTTTTAGCCAATAAAGATTCAAGATCTTCTAAAGTTAATTTTTTAATAACTTTGTTTAATTGTCTGCGGTTCATAATATGGCCTCCATTTTTTATTGAATATCTTTTTTGTATAATTCATATTTATCTTCAAAATCCCTTGAAACAAATTTCGAGGCTTTTTGTATTCTATTGAACCAATAATCAGATATTGCATTAACAACTAATCTCGCATTTTGTCTTACTAAAACACCTTTTTCATTCTTATGGGGTAAAGATATATTTCCCGCTTTATTTGCTTTTTTAAGTTTTTCTAAACAGTATAAGCATTCTTCTTCCATTTCTGATTGAAAAGGATCAAAGACTTCCAACATGTCATTTGTCATAAAATCTCTAAGTTTAGATTCCATTATTACACCTCGTAAAATTTATATTTTATTCTGCATACGGTGTTTTAAATTGAGCCAGATCGCGTTAAACTAGCCCTGTATGACCTCCTAGCGGCCCTGAACCACTTCATTTAAGTTCAGGACTGTTAGGAAGCCACACATCGCGATCTGGAAGCAATTTTATTTTTAAATGCGGTTTTCTGGTTTTTCTTCATGATAATTGTATATTTCTTTATACTCGTAATTTTCAATTACATAAATTGACATAACAACATCATTATCTTTGGAAACATACGATCGGCCTTTTTCATAATTCTCGATTGAGGCGCAATGCTCTCCGCATTTATAAGTCGTTCTACAAGGTTCTCCCGTTTCTTTATTTTTTAAAATAATGTGTAGTGCAGAATACATTCTTTTTCTTGAATCCAAATTTACTGGTAACCATTCTTTTTTCCCGCTGACATTATTTTTTAAAATTTTTAAATTCTTTTCTTCACGAAGATCTCCTAAACTACTAACGTAGATTTCTCCAGCATTCGATTTTCCTAAAATAATTTGAACAGTATTCCCATTATCTTGAACATATTGAAAACCATATTCAAATTGCTTTTCTTCCATTCCTTTAATAATTTCGCTAAAAGTCATTTGCAATGCCATTTTATTTCCTCCTTCTACTTACTTTTATATTATACTTACAAATTCAGATCTGTAAAAGAAAAAAGCAAAAAAAATAAGCCCGAAGGCTTATTCTTATCTTTTTGTTAATGTTACCATGTATTTAAGAGCAGTACTCATTTTTTTAACAGGTCGAACACCAACCGGAATGTTGTCATTAGATCCTGAGTAAACATCTTCATAAACACAGAAGTTGTCTTTTTCATCTTCTGGGCACTCAATTACAAATGAGCGGTTGCCGTAGAAAAACATTACAGTTTCATCAATCGATATTACTTGTGTAAAACAATGTCCGTTGGCTCCTTCTTTTAAAAGTTT